AGACGATTCTGGAGAGTTTACTTTTACTGGAAGACTTTATTCTGTAGGGTTATCTACAACCTTAAACTCTACAAAAATAGTAGATTATGTTGATAGTAACGGATTTATTGAATTAGACAAAGGGCAAGAATTAATTGATCACACTGCCAGTTACACAATACTTCCATCAGAGGCATATGAAAAATATTTCTTAGACATAGGTGTTGCTGGGTATTGGCAAGACTATCTTCCGCTTTCTTATTTTGCTCAATTTGTAAAAAATAGCAGTGGACAAGAATTTTACGAAATAGACTTTTTACAATTTAACCTGGGATATCCAACAACAACCACTTTAGAGCAGGAATCTGGGGCATCGTCTTATTATTATAATACAGACGGAGCACAAATAAAAAGTTATGTAACATTTCAATATGTTGCAGATGGGGCTAATATTCCTACCTCTTTTGCTAATGAAGAAGCGCCAGACGAATACAAAGTTCTTGACTTAAACAATTATGAAGATTGGGAAACTACAAGGTTTGAGGTATTAAATAACACATTGATTTATCCAATTAAATCGGTAGATTTTAATCAAATTGCAATTGTCTATAGCCTTGAGTTTAACAGTCGTGGAGTTTTAACAAAGCCTATTTTATTAAATAAATTACAGTTAGCATCTCAAGCATTTAATGACAACTCTTTTAATCCTGTGGGAACTAGGTTTGGAGTAGATCTGTTTCCATATAAAAAGAATGGCATTTATTTTGACTATAAGTCTAAAAATCCATTTAGCATATATAAAGAAAGCACTCCATACCTATATCTAACAAAAACATCTGGAATTGAAGTTCGTGGTGAAATTAACATTTTAGAAAATCGTGGACTAACTCTACCAATTAATAAAGAATTGGCAACAGACTATAAGGTAAGCGCTATGCAGTTATGGCTAAGATATGATCAAGATGCATTTCCAGCAACAGCAACAGAGATTTTTGAAATTAATCACAAAAGCGGAACTCTTAAGTTTTACCTACAGGCAAACAGCGCAGACCTAGATAGAGGCAGAGTGTTTGTTTTAAATCAAAACGGCGTTCCTTATAATGGTGTTGGATTTTATTTAAATGGAAGTCTAGTAAGAGAGCCAGTATTATCTCTTAAAGAATGGTCTTCAATAGGTATAGCATTTTTGACTTCCCTTGTCTATAATTCATATCTTGGAAGCATAAATTTGACGGGACCAATATTATTTAATAACATTGCCTATTATCAGGCAAACAGCCTACAAGAGGTTGAAAGTAGAACATTCAGGCCGTGGTTTCAGGTATTAACAGACGGTATTACAACAAATGACTGGCAATTTTGGTTTAATAACTTTACTTGGGACGGTATGTTAGTAATAGGATCATCAGAGTTCTATGGCATTAACCCCTCAGATATTTATAAAACATATATAGGCACAAATAAAATAATCGTTGATGATGGAGAAGGATTAGTTTATCAGCCTGAAAAATTAAATGTATATGCAGAAGTAGAATGGTCAACTAACGTATCTACACCAGTATAATCTGCTATACTTGTGGTTATGGAATCTTTAATTAATCCAAAAACTGGTAAACCTTATGTTAAAAATGTACGTCGTCAGGTAATAGATAAACATTATGACTGGGGTCTTTACGTGTATAAGACATCTAGTGGTAAATGGTTTACAGACGATGAAGGCTCAGTTTTAAATATACCGTCTGATCGTGGAGATCTTACAAAAATTGCAGAGTTAAAAAAGGCTGCAATTCACTACGGAGATGATGGACTTGGCAAGGCTGTGTTTGTTCCAGGGTTAACTCAGGTTAGTGAAGAAGAGTATTCAGAACAAAAAGCAAGATTAAAAGAAGGTTTAATTCCTTCAATGAATGATTTAGGTGCTTGGCATGCAGCACAACAAACATTAGAAAAGCATGGAAGAGGGGCTATGGATGAGTGACGAAGAATATATCCGTGCAAGTATTAATACACAGGAAAGAGAAGATAATGCTTTTAAATCACACGATCCATTTAATAAAAGTTGGGACGTTTTAAAAGATTACGTTGGACTTGATCAAAACTTTCGTCGCAGAACAACTCGCAACTTAACAAAATATGCTGCTCCTGAATTTAATGAAAGATATTTAGATGCAGCAAACGCAACCCCATCTGGAACAAATGCGGGATCAAAACAAATCAATCCTGGCACGGTATATAGAAATGGCTATGGACTATTTGACGTAATTACCCCTCCATATAACATGTATGAATTAGCAAACTTTTATGACACATCATTTGCTAACCATGCTGCTATTGATGCTAAGGTAGAAAACGTTGTAGGTCTTGGATATCGTTTTGATATTTCAGATAGAACGTTATTAAGGTTTGAAATGAACGATGACGCAGAAGCGGTAGAACGTGCTCGCAATCGTATTGAAAGAGCCAAGATTCAACTACGTGACTGGCTAGAAAATTTAAATGATGATGATAGTTTTACAAAAACAATGGAAAAAGTCTATACAGATCTTCAAGCAACAGGTAATGGATTTATTGAAGTTGGTAGAACAACTGCTGGAGAGATTGGCTACCTTGGTCACATTCCTGCAACTACTGTTCGTATACGACGCTTACGTGATGGATTTGTGCAGATTATTGGTCAAAAGGTGGTTTACTTTAGAAACTTTGGAGCAAAGAATGCAAATCCTTTAGGTACAGATCCACGACCTAACGAGATTATTCATCTTAAAGAGTATTCACCCTTAAACACATTTTATGGTATTCCAGACATCATTTCAGCAATGCCATCTCTTATCGGAGATCAACTTGCTTCTCAATATAATATTGACTACTTTGAAAACAAGGCTGTTCCAAGATATGTTGTAACTTTAAAAGGTGCAAAACTATCAGGAGACGCTGAAGATAAGATGTTTAGATTTTTACAAACTGGTCTTAAGGCTCAGTCACACAGAACCCTTTATATACCGCTTCCTGGAGATACAGAGGGCAATAAGGTTGAGTTTAAGATGGAGCCAATTGAAAACGGTATACAAGATGGCTCATTTAAAGAGTATCGTAAACAAAATCGTGATGACATTCTAATTGCCCATCAAGTTCCTATTTCAAAACTGGGTGGTGCAGACTCTGCAGGTATAGCAGCAGCACTTTCTCAAGATCGCACATTTAAAGAGCAAGTATCTCGTCCAGCACAAAGACACCTAGAGAAAATCATAAACAAGGTTGTTAGAGAAAAAACAGATATTCTTGAACTTAAATTTAATGAGTTAACATTAACTGACGAAATTGCACAATCTCAGATTCTTGAAAGATATGTAAAGACTCAGGTTATGACTCCAAATGAGGCTCGTGAAAAGTTAGACTTGCCATTAAGAGCAGATGGAGATGAGCCATTTGTAATGTCACCAAGACAAGCAACTGATGCTAGAGCAAATTTAGCAGGGAATCGTGAAAGAGATTCAGAAAGAACAAATAACAATTCTGATTCACCAACTACAATATCTGGACGTAATGCACAAGGTGAGGGTAGATCGTCTCAATAGTTGAGAAAAGTATAGAAACCAGTGCTATAATTATAACGTTATGTTAACAAACAAGGCTCATTGGGAAACTAAAGGCAACAATGTTCGCCTTTCAATGCCCATCGGAAAAGTAGACGTTGAACGCCGTATGGTGTCTGGCTTTGCTACGCTTGATAACGTTGACCGTCAAGGCGACATCGTCACAACAGAATCTAGTGTAGAGGCTTTTAAGAATTTCCGTGGCAATCTTCGTGAAATGCATCAACCAAGTGCTGTAGGAAAAATTGTTTCTTTTAAAGAAGACAAATATTTTGATCCTAGCGATAAAAAGTTTTATAGCGGAGTTTATGTATCTGCTTATGTTTCTAAAGGCGCACAAGATGCTTGGGAAAAAGTTTTAGACGGAACATATACTGGTTTTTCAATTGGTGGAAATATAAAAACTTGGGATGATGCTTATGATGAAAAGATTGATAAAACAATCCGTGTAATTAAAACTTATGAGTTGCACGAACTTTCTCTTGTAGATAATCCAGCAAATCAGTTTGCAAACATACTTTCTATTGAAAAAGTAAATGGCCAAAATGTTGTTGAAGGTTACTTGTCAAAGACAGAAATTGAAAACGTATTCTGGGATTCAGAAAACGGTATTGTTATGGTCTCAGACTCTGATTCAGTAACAAGTCCAGTAACTGGAAACAAAATGCAAAATATTGGTTTTATAGAAAAAAATGATAAAGATAACGCAGAAATGATAAAATTCTTAGTTGATAGTGCTAAAGGCATTAATACAATTAAGATTACTAAGGAGGTAAATCCAATGACAGAATCAACAGAAGCAGTTGTAGAAACTGTAGTTGAAAATGCAGAGGTTGCTCCAGAGGCACAGCCAGCAGAGGTAAATGCAGAAGCAGCAGTTGTTGCAGAAGCAGAAAAAGTTGTTGCAGAAGCAACAGAAACCCCCGCAGTCGCTGAAGAAGCACCAGCAGTTGAAGAACTTGCTGTTGCTAAATCAGATGATGCTAGTGCAGATTCTTCTGTTGCAAAAGCAGCAGTTGAAGTAGAGAATGCAGTGGAAAAATCTATTGCAGATGTTAAAGAAGAAGTTGCCAAGGCAGTTTCAGAAATTAATACTTCTCTTACTAATGCCTTTGGCGATCTTGCTGCAACTATCAAATCTCTTAACGAGAAGGTAACAGCAGTAACAAAGTCTCTTGATGCAGTAACATCAGATGTTAACGGTATTAAGAGCAACTTTAACGAGTTTGGCAAGCGAGTAGATCTTGTAGAGCAAGATACCGCTTTCCGCAAGTCTGGCGATCTAGGCGAGATCGTACAGGAATCACCACAAGTGATTCACAAATCCCTATGGGGCGGTCGTTTCCTCACAAATGCCGACCTATTTAACTAAGGTAAAAATCACTAGGAGGTGAAAAATAATGTCGGAACAAAACACAAATCTAGAAAAAAACTATCCA